TGTGCTTGTTGATGTTGATGACACCCTCGATAGCATCTTTAGTTCTGATATGGCTATCGGCAGGTATGTTGCACAAAGGGCGGGAATTGGTATCAACGCAGGTAGAATCCGTGGAATCAACGCTAAGAACAGAGGTGGAGAAGTACAGCACACGGGTGTTGTTCCTTTCCTTAAAAAATTTGAATCAACTGTACGATGTTGCACTCAAAATGGGATTCGTGGCGGATCCGCCACAGTCCACTTCCCAATCTGGCACCAAGAAATAGAAGACATTATTGTTCTTAAGAACAACAAAGGCACAGAAGACAACCGAGTGAGGAAACTTGACTACTCAATCCAGATTTCAAAGATTTTCTACGAACGTTTCATTGCGAATGGAGAGATTAGCTTATTCTCACCGCATGACGTACCAGGTCTCTATGATGCTTTTGGTACTGATACATTTGACGATCTCTATGTACGCTATGAATCAGATAAGTTTACTCCAAGGAAGACTATCGGGGCACAGGAACTCTTTCTAAGTATTCTCAAGGAGAGAGCAGAGACTGGTCGTCTATATATTATGAATATCGATCACTGCAATACTCACTCCTCCTTTAAGGATAAGATTGAGATGAGTAATTTGTGTCAGGAGATCACTCTTCCCACATATCCATTACAGCATATTGATGATGAGTATGGTGAAATTGCTCTTTGCATTTTGTCTGCAATCAATGTGGGAAAAATTAATTCTGATAAAGAACTTGAAGACTTATGCGATCTTTCCGTTCGTGGTCTTGAAGAATTGATTGATTATCAGAAGTATCCTATTAAAGCAGCAGAGATCGCTACAAAGGCACGTAGATCCCTTGGAATTGGTTTTATTGGTCTAGCACACTACCTTGCCAAATTGGGTTGTAATTATGACTCACAAGAAGCATGGGATGCTGTCCACGGTCTTTCTGAGTCTTTCCAGTATTACCTACTCAAAGCCTCAAATCAAATTGCTAAAGAAAAAGGTTGGTGTGAATACTTTGGTCGCACTAAGTATGCAGATGGAATTCTTCCCATCGATACATATAAAGATGATGTTAATGGAATTACTTCACAGGAGTTAGAACGTGATTGGGAAGGTCTTAGGGCATCTATCAATGAGTTCGGTTTACGGCACTCAACATTGTCGGCACAAATGCCTTCGGAGAGCAGTTCCGTTGTGTCAAATGCAACCAATGGAATCGAACCACCTAGAGGATACTTGTCCATTAAAAAATCAAAGAAAGGACCCCTTAAGCAGATTGTTCCTCAATACAACTCATTGAAGAATAATTATACTCTGCTATGGGATATGCAGTCTAATCGTGGATATATTAATATTGTTGCTGTAATGCAAAAATTCTTTGATCAAGCTATTAGTGGAAACTGGAGTTATAATCCAGAGAACTATCCTGACAATGAGGTTCCTGTTTCTGTAATGGCTCAAGATTTGCTTACAACATACAAGTATGGTTGGAAAACTTCTTATTATCAGAACACATATGATTGTAAAACAGATGAACCTATTGAAGGTAATCCTGTTGAATTAGAAAAATTACTAAATGATATTATGGAGTCTTCCGAAGAAGACTGTGAGTCATGCAAAATTTGATTAACGTATAGGAGAGTAAATGCAGTTTAATTTTTTAACGAACCAAAAAGAAAGTATTAAAACGCTATCTGGAATGACTGTATTTAATACAGAAGTTGTAGATACCAAAAAGCAACCAATGTTTTTTGGTAAACCTCTTGGGGTTCAAAGATATGATTCGTATAAGTATCCTATCTTTGATAAGTTAACAACTCAACAACTTGGATATTTCTGGAGACCAGAAGAGGTCTCATTACAGAAAGATCGTGGAGATTATCAGACACTTCGTCCAGAACAAAAGCATATCTATACGAGCAACCTCAAGTATCAGATTATGCTCGACTCCATACAGGGTCGAGGTCCTGGAATGGCTTTTATACCTTATTGCAGTCTGCCAGAACTAGAGGCATGTATGGAGGTCTGGGGGTTCATGGAGATGATCCATAGTCGCTCTTATACTTACATCATCAAGAACGTCTATGCAGATCCCTCAGAGGTCTTTGATAAGATTGTTACCGATGATCGTATCCTAGAACGTGCTGGGAGCGTTACTGAGTCATATGATGATTTTATTAATAGTGCTCATCATTATGGAAGTTCCAATGATTGGAAATATGCTCTAGAAGAAGTTTCATATGCACAAGATTATAGGTATGAGTTAAAGCGTAAACTTTACAGAGCAATCGCAAATGTTAACATACTGGAAGGAATACGTTTTTACGTTTCTTTTGCTTGCAGTTTTGCTTTCGGTGAACTTAAACTCATGGAAGGCTCTGCCAAAATCATCTCCCTTATTGCAAGGGATGAGTCACAGCACTTAGCAATCACTCAGAATATCCTTAATAAATGGAAGTCTGGTGATGATCCAGATATGCAGAAAATTGCTAAGGAAGAGGAAGAGTGGACTTATGCAATGTTTGATCGTGCAGTAAATGAAGAAAAGAAATGGGCAGACTATCTTTTTAAAGATGGAAGTATGATTGGTCTAAACGATAAACTGCTTCAACAGTATGTTGAGTGGATTGCAAATCGTAGAATGAAATCTATTGGATTAAAACCAATATATGATATTCCTGCTAAAAATAATCCATTACCTTGGACAGAACATTGGATCTCTTCCAAAGGACTCCAGGTAGCACCACAAGAGACGGAAGTTGAGTCTTATCTTGTAGGTGGCATTAAACAAGATGTTAAAACCGATTCGTTTAGCGGATTCCAACTATAAACTTTTAGAGAGGTTAAGAAACCTCTCTTTTTTTATAGTTGTGTAAAAAAGTAATAAATGTATATTACAATACATAAATTGAACTATATAGTTTAGAATTATCGAGGTTAAAGATGTAGTGTTCTTAAATTTGTTATTGACAATGCGTAGAAAATTTGCATAGGCTGAAAATGAGAAATCTATTATCACGCTCACAACTTGATGAGTGGAGACACTTTGAAGAAACAGTAGATGACCTAGAATCAGAAAATCGAAAATTAAACGATTATTATGAATGTCTTATCGAATGCGATATCTTAAATCAGAATCAATGTAAACGAATATGTAGGAGACTCTTATTAGCTTGAAACCAAATATTTAATCTCCCCCGCTCAGTTTGAGTGGGGTTTTTTTATAAATAAAATATATTAGTACTATAAAGAAAAGATGGATTCCCTAAATCTTAATGAGGCATATAATGCTGTATACCAACAAGAACTAATTGACGAAGAGTATGAGGCAATCGTAGAAGAAATTGTTGCTGAAGAAGATGTACTTGAAGAACTTGTCTATGAGATGATAGAAGAAGGATTTGAAGCAGAAGAAGTAGAGGAAATATTTGAAGCGATTCTTGATGAGGCAAGAGTTGACATGGCAGCCCGTGCAGCAAGACGTAATGCAGACATGGCAGCATCTGAGAAGTCCGCTAAGTCAGCGAGAAAAGCGGGTGCAGCGCAAGTTTCTAAGGAAAAGAGAGCAGCACAAATTGCATCTGCTAAGAAAAAAGTTTCAGATACAGTTTCTGCCGCAAAGTCCAAAGCATCTGATGCAAGATCATCTGCAGAGAAGAAAGTTAAAGATGCTAAACAACAGTCTCATATAAGACTTGCCAAGTACGCTTCTAAGCGTAATATAATGCCTGGTGCAGGTCTTAAGACCCAATCCTCTAAAGGCAGAGGAGAACTCCGTAAGGCAGTCGCTAAGGACGTTGCAGGCAGAGCATCTGCTAAGGCAAAGGAGATGAAGGGTAAGGCGGTTCAGAAGGCATCCTCTGCTGCAGTTAAGGGATATGCTGCTGGTCGTTCTGCTAAGCAGGCAGTTGGAGATGCTGCAGGAAGAGCAAAGCAAAGTGCTAAGAACCTTGCTGCTAAAGTTGGTAGAGCAGTTGCTGACAAAAAGGATAAGGTAAAGTCTGCAGTCAAGAGTGGTCTTGGTAAGGTTGCACGTAAGGTCGCTGACAAGGCGGGTGCTGCCGCTTCTAGACTTGGTGAAGAAGTTGATGCATATGATATCGTTATTGAGTACCTTTGCGTAGAAGGTTATGCAGAGACTCTTGAGGAAGCAGAGGCAATCATGGTTCACCTTGATGAGGAAACTAGAACTTATATTATTGAAGAAGTGTCAGAGAATTGAGACAAATTGACAATTTAATCTAAATATGGGAGACTCTTTATGAGTCTCTTTTTTATTGCTCGTACTATAATGCCTAAGAATAAACTGGAAAAGGAAGAGTTTAGAGTTCGTGTGTTAAAGTTAAAAAATGAAGTAGATAATGAATCTTCTTCTGTTTGGAAGGGAGATCGAGACCTTGCTCATAAATATCTGAATAAGGTATTAAACATTATTAATGAGTATAGATATTGACTATGAGAATCCTTGGACTTACATGGAACGAGTGTTTAATAGCAGTGATGTTGGGGAGTACTTTGGTTTTGTTTATCTCATTACCAATATCACAAACGAACGACAATACATTGGGCGAAAGTATTTTTGGTCTTTTAGAACACCAAAGGGAAAAAAGCGAAAGGTAAAACAAGAATCTGATTGGAAGAAGTATTATGGATCGTGTCCGGAACTTAAGGAAGACATTGAAAAAATTGGGAAAGAAAATTTCAGAAGAAATATCCTCTCATTACACAAAACCAAAGGAAAAACAAACTACGAAGAAACAAGACAACTCTTCGCAAACAAAGTTCTCACAGAGTCGCTTGACGGAACCATCCCCAAATATTACAATAGTAACATCCTCTCAAGATACTACAGAAAGAATTACTATAACAAAGATGATTGAAGAACCAGCAAATTATGCTTGTAATTGGTCTGTCGATAAAATAAATGAACTATCAAAAACTGAAAACCGAGAAGATCATTTAAATGCTTTATGTATTTGTGAAGAATTTTATGAATGGATTAACGCTGAAGATGAAATTGAATATTACGCGATAACTGATGATACCTGGACTGATGAAAAAGAAATTGATACAAAATGAATGTACTTGAAGATTTTAAAATTAAACTAGTAGGTTTATATAATAATCAACGCCAAGCATTTAATCATCCTCAACAATGGGCAAATATATTTGTAGAGTTTGTTGAAAATTCTGATGGTGATATTGACTCTAAGAGTTGGTATGTTTATGAAGGTAGTGATAAACCTTATAAACGATCCTTGTTTAGACTTGAAAGTGATTCAAACAAAATAATTGCAAATCTACATCAGGGAATAAACCTTACTAAAGTAGGTAAGTTAGTATTTGAATTTATTGATGGATATTGGATAGGTGAAGATAAAAGATTTGAACTTCCCAATAAAAATATTCATTTAGAAACTATTATAAAGTTTGATGGTGTAAATTATCTTTCTAGAGATGCTGGATATAGATCTGATACTAATACTTTTTTATGGGGAAAACGTGAACATGAGGGAATGTTCCATTTTGTTAAACAATAAATAAATTCAAACAATAGCAATTGATATGGATATTTCGACAAAAGTAGTGAAAGAGGTATTGGAGTTATCTGATAATCAATATTTTAAAAATCAATGCATTCAAATCTTAGATTCATATTTGTGTGAAGAACCACAACTATCCGAAAAAGATCTTAGAAAATCATTAATTGTGTATCTCAAAGGATTAGACTATGATTAACTTGACAAAAATTCTTTAGTCTAGTATATTGTGTAAGTCATTAATAAATGACTGCGGTAACCTCCTTGGTAGTTCAGGGTTAGCGGCGATAGGAACTGCCATTTGACTCGCTAGCTCAGTTGGATAGAGCAACTGCCTTCTAAGCAGTCGGTCGTAGGTTCAAGTCCTACGCGAGTCGCCTTGCGGGTGTGGTGTAGCGGTAACATGCGAGCCTTCCAAGCTCTTGTCACGAGTTCGATCCTCGTCACCCGCTTGAGGATTTATAATCTTCTTCTTTCGTATAATTTTTTGCAATGGACTCTCACAAGTATAAGTTTGCGGGACTAGAAATAACTCCTACAAATATTCTTAGACTTATTAGTGAGTTAGAGGGTTCTTCTCAACTACTTAAATACATGGGATTTAAAGAAGATATGGATACTCTTGATGAGATAAAACAAAGATATTATAAACTTTATTTTAAATGTAAAAAAGAACTTAAAACTAAGTAGATATGAAAAGTGTGAACGATATTCTTGCTCCAGATTGGTTTTCTTATATGGATTATCTGTCTGGTGGTGATAATGTAATCCATTACTCTTGGAAGAAGTCTGGAATTTCTAAAAAAGAGAGAAAGGAAATTAAATCCATTCTAAAAGAGATAGATGATTTGACTGGTCTTTCTTTTGTCAAGACTAAGAGAAAAACTGATGATCTACGTTTCATCTATACAAAAGAAATTACTGATGATACTAAACTTGAGATAGATACTCAGAATAATAATTTTGAAGATGCTGTGGTTGGACGTGCTTCTGCCCGTCAAAATCGCATCAAAATCTTTATCAAGGATGACGATGACATTGTTGATACCCGTGAAAAATATGTTCTTCGTCACGAAATTGGTCATGCCTTAGGTCTTGGTCATCCCCGTGGTGAAGGTGCTCATCCAGATT